CAAATTCTTGCTTATTATTACAAAGTTCATTTAATGCTAAAATAATATTTAATAAAGTATCATAAATACCTTCAATTGTTTGTTTTTCATATAAATGAAAAATATCTAAATCTTTGTAAATTGGAAATGTATCATTTTCAACTAACATTAAAACCTTTTTATCAGTAATATGTGAATGTATATATCTAGAAATTAACTTATATAATTTATAATAATCTCTATACATTTGATTTTGAATACTATTATACGTCTTTCTAAAATTATCCATATAATTAGTATATAATCTTGACTGAAACTGAATAGAATCTAAACAATAAGAATGTAACGTTGCCTTATTTAATTTTGATAATACAATGAACTCAGAATTAATAATCTTGAGTTTATGTTCAATATGTGAAAAATAACTATCAATATCATCACAAATAGAAAATAATTCTTGGTTGCAATTTTTTAAATTTTGTATTTGCGTAATCATAATATATAAAGATATATTAACAATTTATAAAAAAGAAATAAAAATGGATACATTTTCACAATCAGGTTCAGGAGGTGGAGTTGGTAATAACCAGACATTAGGAAAAGAATTAAATGGTTGGACAGAACAACATGAAGAAATATTTGCTGAATGGGCAGATAAAGCAATGTGTTATAGATGGCTACATAATAGATCATTAAAAATATTTGAAAAAAGAAATGCTTACTATACAATACCTGTAATTATTATGTCAACAATATCAGGAACAGCAAGTTTTGCATTGGAAAATTTTCCACCTGAATATAAATTAATAGCACAAATGGCAATTGGATCAGTTAATATTACAGCTGGTATAATAACAACAGTACAACAATTCTTAAAAATAACACAAAAGTTAGAAGCACATAGAGTAAGTTGTCTTTCTTGGGGGAAATTTTGCCAAGATATTAAAGTTGAATTAACAAAAAATCCTAAAGATAGAGATGGGCCACTAGAAATGATGAAAATGTTTAAAGATGAATTTGATCGTTTTACAGAAATAAGTCCAGATATTGAAGATTCTGTTATTGCAGAGTTTAAAAGTAAATTTGGCAATAAAAAAGAAGAAGAAATGTCACCAATAGAGGTTAATAAAAAATACACTAGAATAATGAGTGATATTATGGAAAAACCTGAAGAAGAAAATTTAACAGAAGATGGATTAGAAAAAGGGTTTAATAGATGTTTAGGTTATGTTGAAGAACCACTAACAAAAGAGCAAGAAATAGAATTTACATTTTCAAATTATTTGAAGGAAATAAAAGCAGCAGAAAAAGGTAAATCAAAAAATCCTTTAAAATATTTGAAGAAGCCTGATATTTGCGATGAATTAATTTCAGCAAATGAATCAAGGCGAAATTGGTATAATGTTAATGAATATAAGAATGATAATAGTGAGCAAACATACGAAGACCCTGAAATGCTGCGTTCTATTGAAAAGCAAAAAGAGCGTGATATATATAAGAAACATATTGATAATTTTAAGCAAGAATATTATAAATTGCAGGGTAGATATCCATTTGATAATGAAATTAGTGATAACTTAAAAGATACTATACCTATGAATATAATTGATTCATTAATTCGTGAGTATAATCAAAGTGTATAATCAAAGTGTATAATATTAGTTCATTTTAAATGTTCATTTATATATATATAAACTAATATTATGCCAAAACATAATGGACATAGTAAAAAAAATAAAAAAGGAGGTGGGTGCACTCATTCAAGTTGTGCATCAAGTGCCGTTTTCACACCTCAAAGTAAAGATGAATTAATACGTGCTGTTGATTCGTTGAATTCTATAGGACAAGGAGATGAGCAATATGGTCCTATAGAAGATTGGAACGTATCAAACGTAACAGATATGAGTGAATTGTTCATGAACAATATTAACTTTAATAATGACATCAGCATGTGGAATGTGTCTGCTGTTACAGATATGTCGTGGATGTTTTATGGAGCAGTGAAATTCAACCAACCGATAGGCAATTGGAACGTGTCAAATGTGACAAATATGGAGAGTATGTTTCAATGTGCTCGTGTATTCAACCAACCCATTAATGATTGGAAAGTGGGCAACGTGACGACCATGGAGAAGATGTTCTCTGGTGCTCATGCATTCGACCAACCCATTAATGATTGGAACGTGTCATCAGTGACGAATATGCTGCATATGTTCTCTGGTGCTCATATATTCAATCAGCCCCTGGAGCAGTGGAACGTGGCCAACGTGACGACCATGGAGGGGATGTTCTATCAAGCTTCTTCATTTAACCAGCCCCTGGAGCAGTGGAACGTGGCCAACGTGACGACCATGGCGCGGATGTTCATTAATGCTTCTTCATTTAACCAGCCCCTGGAGCAGTGGAACGTGGGCAACGTGACGACCATGGAGTGGATGTTCTGTGATGCTTCCGCATTCAACCAGCCCCTGGAGCAGTGGAACGTGGCCAACGTGACGACCATGGCGTGGATGTTCAATAATGCTTCTTCATTTAACCAGCCCCTGGAGCAGTGGAACGTGGCCAACGTGACGAATATGAGGTATATGTTTGCAGGTGCTTATGCATTCAACCAAGATTTAAGCAAATGGGAGGTAAGTCATCATAAAGTATACAATGAAGAATCGCATTATATATCATCGCGAACACGTACCAATGCTGCTGCTGATGATGCTGCTGATGGAATGAAAAACATTAGACCAATAACAAATACGACACATATGTTTTCACAAACTTTACCTGGAGATGAAGATATGCGGCCGTCAGTTGAAAAATCACTGCTAAGAAGAAAAGAACAAAGAAATGCATTTGAAGAATCAAACCGCGGAAAACGTTTACCACAAGAAGTGTTAGGTAAAATTCTGACTCATGTAGGAGGAAAAACATTTAAAAAAATAAGAAAAATAAAAAAAACTAAGAAAACTAAGAAAAATAAAAAAATAAAAAAAAAGAAAAATAAAGAAAAAAGAAAAACCAAAAGTCGCCGCTAATTATATTTCAAAAATAAATTATTGTATAATTAATAATTTATTTTTACTCAAATTACCAAGGTTGTAAAATAAATATAATAATACTAATATCAGTTTTTTATTGCATTTTATATTCAATATAAACGTCATCCCAAGTATTTATTTATTTTATAAAATATTTTGTTCAATCTAAAAGAAGAATTCATTACTTTTTTTTGAGCCTCATCCACCTTTCATTTTTCTTTTACTTCTTTTTCTCTTAGTATTTCTTTTAGTATTTTTCTTTTTTTTTAATTTACTTTTCTTTTTAGTATTTTTATTTTTACCACCTTGTTGTTGTGGTTGTTGTGGTTGTTGTGGTTGTTCTTCACTGATTGATATAGAAATATTATTTCTTTCACTTTCACTGGAATTATTATTTTGCTCTTCTTTAGAATTAGTATTTGAAGAGAATAAATTTTGAGCACTTTGCATAGTATTTGAAGCAGCACTACTTACAGCACTAGCAGTATTTGATGCAGCATTACTTACAGAACTAGTGATATTAGAAGGAGTATTAGAAGGAGTATTATTAACAGATTCTTCTTCTTCTTTTTGTTCAGTATTTGTTGAACTAGAACTACCAGACATAAAACCAGTTACAGCACTAGTAATATTACCAAAGAAAGAACTATTTTTTTCTTTATCGTCAATTTCTTCTTGCTCTGCTGTGCTTTTTTGTAATTTTTCTTTATCTTCTTTATCTTTATTAGTTTCTACAGATGAAAAACCATTACTCAAATTAGTTATTGTTGAATCTGTTGCTGTTACATCTTGAGTATTATTTACTTCTTCTTCTTTTTCCATATTAGCTTTTTCATTATTAATAATTTCTTCTAATTGTCCTGTAATAGTGCCTAAATTATTACCTTCAGATATATTTTCAGGTTTTAATACTTGAGGTTCTTTATTGACACTATTAGAAATAGTTTTACTTTTATTATTAATATTAACATTATTAGAATAATTAATACTATTTTTATTAGTATTTCCTTGATTATTATTTTCCTCTAAAAATTTGCTTGGTGGTAAAGGTAATTTATATTTTTCAAATTCTTCTTCTTGATTATTATTTTGCATAATAAGTGTTTCATCTTCACTTTTGAAACCAACTTCATTATAGCAACTAATTTTTAATTTATCATCTTTATTTTTACTAACATAAATAATAATTTCGTGAATAAGTAAATTATTTTCATTATTTGCTTCTTTAATTTTTAATTGAAAACTAATTTTTTCTAAATGTTCAATAAATTTTCTTAACATAATTCTGCAAATAATATCATTATCTTCACCTTGAAAAGATTTACATAAGTCATAAATAACAACTTTATTAATATCATTTTCAGATTCAACTTTAATAGTAAAAAAACCATAAGGATTTAATAAGTGTGTATCTTTGGCAGGTTTTTTATCAACCAATACAAAAAATATTTTATTATCATATTTCTTAATTTGTTTTTTTTCTAAATCAGGATAACAATTTTTTAAACAACTATTAATTACCTTATTAAATAATTTTGGTGCAAAATTATCGCCTTTTTTTTCTAAACGTAATAATTCAACACGTTCATAAAATTCAAGTGTATGTTCAATTGGCATAATTTATATTAATATAATATACTAATAATATAATTTATGAATTAATAATATATTCTATAACAATATATTACTTTATTCAAATTCGCTAACAAATAAATTATTCATATTAATTACTTCAGGTTTATTATCTTGCGGAAAGAATATGTTTTTAATTAAATCTTGATTTCTAAATCTAACACTATAATTTTTTTGTAAATTATTTCTACCAACGCGTCCCAATGCTTGAATAGTTTTTTCTTGACTAATACCAGTTAAATCTTTTCCAATAAACCCGTGACAGAATTGATAATTTGTTCCATAAATGTAATCATCATTGGCAATAATCAAATATAGCTTTTGCGAATCAGCAAATTCTTTCATTAATTCCATATATTGTTGATTAAGTGAATTATCAAAAACACCAATTCCAATAGCAAGTAAAATTCTCCATAAATTAGGGATTTGTGGTATTTCTAAAATACGTAATACATCTTCTTCGTGAATTTTACAAGAATAAGGTTTACTAGTTCCATTAATAATATGTTTATAAATATTATCATCTATCCAAGTATCGCAATGTTTTTTAGTATTTGGAATCCATTGTTCTTCAACACTAATAGATTTAATCATTGATAATAGTGAATCAATATCTTTTTTTAACTTTTTAACTTCCGGATCCATTTTTTCAGCACGTTCAATTTTTTTTTCATTAACTTTTGTTTTACCATTATCACCACTAGAAGTTTCTTTTTCAATAAATTCTTCTAATTTTTTTTCATAAGTGCTTATTTTTTTCAAAATGGTATTATTATAATCAATATTTTTAGTAATACTATCAATAATGCTAGTAGGTATATTCAAATTTTTTAAGCAATATTTACCAATATTTGCGGGATTATTGGTCATATAAATAGTAGGTCCATCAGTTAACGTATAAGCATCGTTAGTAGTGATTAATGTTCCTTTTTGTTGTTCATTAATATCTTGTGAATAATTATCATTGAAGTAGGATTGTCTATTTTCAATGTTTTGAAAATGATTTTTAATTTGAACAAATAATTCTTGTGTAATTTGATTGCATAAATCAATATAATATAATTTAACAGATTTCATATTAATATCAAGTATATTATCAAAATAATTATCAGCTAAATAATTTTCGTTAATAATAAGATTGTTTTTATGTAAATATTTAATAAATTCGTCAATTTCTGATAAATCAAAATATCTAAGAATAGTCATATTATTTTTGCAATAATCAATAGAAGTGCGAAAATCTTCATAATTTTCTGTAATATGATGTGGTAAACAAGCATAACCTTTTGAATTTAATAATGGAATAGTTTTTTTGCAATCGTGACTAACAATAGAATGAACTTGAATATTACAATTATCAATATTTTCAAAATCTAAAAATTTTTGCCTAAAATCGCAAATAACATCTCCAATTTCGTGTTCTTTTGGTAAAGTAGCAGAAGATAATACAATGTTAGGAATTAAATTTTTAGACCATGTATTTTGAATATGTTTATGATTATCGTGTTCTGTATAATCAAGTGTTATAGTTGGTTCATCCCAAAACATAATAATATCTTGCGGATTAGGATTGAATTGTAACATATAATACATAGCATATTCATATGATTGTATATCACAAATCATAATTTCAACTTTATCACCAACAGAATTATCAATTTTTTGATTTCCATCTCTATATTTAATAAATTTACCATCATCTTTTTTAACATATTCACTTCCAGCGAAATAATGCAATCTAACATCTTCAGCACAAGTGCAACCAAATGCAAACGCAATCTTTTTTCCAATTGAAATAGCAGATTTAGCAAGAGCAAGACCAACATGTCTTGCAGCACAAACATAAATTACTCTATAACCTTCACTAAGACCAATAGGAGATAATGTTTTTCCTGTAGCAGTAGGTGCAATATAAAGAACAAGGTTTGCATTCATTTTTTCCTTTCCATTATTAAATATAGTTTCTTGCTCATTTACTTTTTTTTTCTTTTTTACAATTAATTTATTTTTTTTGAAAATAGTAAATAACTTTTTCTGATGATCATATAATTTAGTACTATCGTATTGAAGAAGTAAATTGTTTTTTTCTATATAATTAGCACTTGACGAAACTAGTTTTAATTTATTAACCTTATTTTTAAAATGTTCCAATAAATAATTAATATAGTTTATAATATGTATGTTAACATTAAATATTTCATAATTTATTATATGACTTAGTGAGTAATACAATAACATATAACGTTTATTATCAGCACTAATATATTTAAGCATTTTAGAACTTAAACCTAGAATCATAAATTCAAATATTGCTTCTTTTTGAGTATCATCCATTGATGATAACGGAGTTTGTTCCATTCTCATTTTATCAATTTTACGTAATGTTGATTTTTCTTCTTTGGGGTGCTTATATTCATTTTCTTTGAAATATTTTTTTAATTGTGTTTCTACATTTTTTTTAAAGTATGTATTGTAAGTATAAGTATACATTTTTATTAGATCATCATCATCATTTGCAATTATTTTCATAAAACCAAGCAAACTAACATTGTTGTTAAACGAAATATTAACATTTTCAAAACCATCAATAATCATTTTTATAATTTGCTTTTCACTATTTAAAACAGGAATTTCAATAGATTCCCATTCAGATTTAGTTAACTTATCTTGTTTAAAATCCATATTATATTATTTTAATTTATAAGATAATATTTATATATTAAAAATATCAATTTTTATTATAATAGAAATAGTATTATAATAAAATGAAAAATTGTAATATAATATTTACAAGAAGACAACAATGGAGGAGGTTGTTGAGACATAGAATAAATAGTAAAAAAATAAATAAAGATCATATATTAGATTCACCTTTAAACTTCATTTCAACAGATGAATATAATGAAAAAACAATATTTGGTTATTGTCGCCATATAAAAAGAGTAACATTTAGTTCAGAAGTTGAAATACATTATTTTAATAATTTAACTTGAATATTAGAACTAGGTCTATATTTTAAAATATCTAGTTCTTTATTTGTTGTTAAAAAGTTATCACTACTATAAATATCTTGCAAACATAACCATTCAAATATTCCACCAGCATAAATATAGATATTTGTAAAACCTAATTCTTTAATTTGTTCATACTTTTTATACATTGAATAATCTGTATAATTTTTACCATAAATAATAATTTTTTTATTCAAATTTCCGTTTGTAATTAAATTATTTATTATATTTTCTTCTTCATTAAAATTTATTGTATTTGCTATTAAACAATGTTGGTCTTGCAAAGGTAAAGTATTTATTAATATAATATCACTATATGAATTTAAATTTTGAATATCTTCATAATTTGCTTTTTGAATAATAGATGGCGAGTTGCCCATAAAAATTTGATATAATAAAAAATAACTAATCAAACCAATATAATATTATTTAAAAATTAAGTAAATTTAACAACAATTTCAACTTCTTCTTTTTTTATACTTTTTGATGCCAAAATAGAAAGTTCTTCCCTCTTCTTTCTTGTTTTTGAGGCATCAATATTTAACTCTTTTTTTCTTGAACTACTTCCTCTTGATTCTTGGTCTTGAGATATTTCTTTATAATGTTCTTCAATATAATTAATTACTTTATTTTCAATTGCCCATTTAAAAAAATTTAGTTGACCTAATGTGGTTTGAATATGTTTAGTTCCTGTATCATCATAAGGAATTGTAATTCTTTCCCATCTACAAAAGGGGTCAAATCGTCTTTTTTGATATGCTTTAAGCTTTAATTTATAATCATTATAGACTTTGAACCTCAGTTCATTTCCTGTAATTGGGTGATTAATGTTATAAAGTGTATAATGTTTTTTTGAATAGTTTGTTGCAAACCAATCAACAATTCTAAGTGATACTTTTGATTCGCCATTTATAATGCCTAACATTCTATCTAAATTTTCTTTATTTTTATAAAATTCCATTAAATTATTGTATAATAAATCATTTTGTGTGGAATATTTCTTTGTATTCATTTATAAATAAATAACTTATTTA